TTCGACAAGGCAACAAGTACAAAAATTGGCTACTCGGGAAAGCAGAACCCGTAGGATTGAGGTAACTCGGTCGTAGAAGCAAAACAAAATAAATGCAAACGATGAACGTTTCTTGATGGCTGCGTAAGCACCATCGGAGTTTTGCAAGTTGAACTTAGCAACAGAATCAACTTGCTTTGGTGTATTGATTGTTGGATGGTTTACCTATTTTAGCAACTGACATTTTTTGTAATGTTTCTTGTGAATATATGTTTTTCTTACCTTTATTCCAAGGTGGTGTGCCAGAAGGTCTTCCGTTTTTAAGATTGTAGTATTTTTTACCAAACTCAGATTCTTTAATCATACGAAGAAATCTAGCCTCTTCTTTTCTGGCAGACTTCCTATCATTAAAGACTTTGATAATTTTACGTTTGAAATCGTTAGGTCTATATTGATGTTCTCCGTTAAACCAGCGTGATGAAGAAACATAACCATCAGTTATTTGTCCTTCATGCATACCAACATAGAACATCTTTCGGCATTTATCGTGCCATATATATAAAAAGAATTGCATTATTATCCTCCAAGATGTATAATGTATTTAGTAAAAGTAAACTTTCAAGTTCGCATTTACTAGGGTTTCAGTTGGTTTCCTCGTAACAGAATAACCAACTACACTACACTCATCACACAAGGAGAAAAATATGAGTAACATGACACCATTCGAGATCCGTCTCGAACTTCTAAAACTTTCTAAAGACATGCTTGAACAAGAGTATATGTCTAAACGGGAAGTTGCACATAATAACTGGCAGGTAGCGTCCGAGAATGCTCGCACTCAAGGACAACAGTTACCAACACAACCAGAATATTCACTATTCCCATCAGAACAAGAAATCATTAATAAGGCGCAAGCTTTAAATGGTTTCGTTTCTAACATTTCTGAACCTGCTAAGGTTACTAAGAAGTCGTAAGGGAAAGATAGGCTTCGGCCTATCTCACACACAGAAAGGAACCAAATGCAAAGTAGGATTGTGCTTCTAAGCGCATTTTTATCAAGTATTATTTTAATGGTAGCTTCAATCAATGTTGATATACACAACATTATGCCAATCAAGGCAAGCTATCAGTCTCTATCAAAAGAGGCACAAAAACACGTGACATGTCTGGCAGAGAATATCTATTTCGAGTCGGCACATGAACCCGTTACTGGCCAAATGGCTGTTGCGTTTGTCACTATAAATCGTGTACAGACCGGCAACTATGCTAGTAATATTTGCGATGTAGTAACTCAAAAGACCGGTAACACTTGCCAATTTTCTTGGTATTGTGATTCCTTATTTACCTCAAAACGGTTGACAATCAAGAGTACAAAGTTGTATAATGACATTAGAGAGTTAGCAACTAACCTGTACATTAATTTTGATCGTATGGAGGATGTTACAAATGGTGCGACATATTATCATGCAGATTATGTTAATCCAAATTGGACAAAACTACAGAAGGAGACTAAAATTGGCAGGCATATTTTCTACAAAAGCAAAGGTGACAAAATTGACCGAACAAAAGGAGTTATTTAATATGAACAAAGACCTTATCACTATATGTGTTTCTATAACAATCGTATTGTGTACCACAATCGTTGGAGGATTCATGTATAATTTAAACGACCGTAATAACATGGCCAAAAACATCGAAGCCGCTATTACAAAAGGTGTTGATCCATTGTCTGTTAAGTGTGCATATGAAACTGGAGCTAATCCGGTTTGCATCACAATGGCAGCAACAAAGAAATAATTTAGGAGTATATTATGGCAGTGAAACAATTTAGCATTAATCAAATCTCTAATGAAGCAGACCGCAAGAAATTGTTGGATGCTGTACAAGAGTGTTCAAATTCTATGACACGAATGGACGGAGAAAAAGATTTCATTAAAGAAGCAGTGAAAAAAGTTTCAGATGATTTGAAATTACCTAAACAAGTCGTTCAACGTTTGGTCAAAGTTTATCATAAACAAAACTATGATGAAGAAGTTGCCACGCATGAACAATTTGAGCAGTTGTATGAAACGATTGTGAAATAATGCCAACTAAAGAAGAAATGAAGAAGTTTTCTGTGGAGATTGATAGGTTCGTCTCCGAAAGAAACATCAATCATCTTGAAGCTATAGTTGAGTATTGTGCCGAAACGGGTCTCGAAACGGAAGTCGCCGCAACATTAATTAATTCGAATCTAAAGTCGAAAATTGAGTTGTTGGCTTCCGATTTGAATATGCTGAAAGTGAAGAAATCTCGTTTACCCATATGACTGGTTATGAAACATTTGCGTTATTCAATTCTTTAAAACTGCACTTCAACCGAGAATCTTACGATTACTTTAAATATAATGGTAAGAGCAACATCTCAGTTGATGCATTTGAGAATAGGCGTGACAAATACCACTTTCACAAGTTGTCTAGGAAGTACACAAACAAGGAAGACATGGAATTATTTTTCGTGTCCAACTTGGTTGAGAAACCTAATACTTGGGCTGGTGATTTGTTAACTGAAGAAGCAGATATCAATTACAAGACTCACCAAAAGGTGTTACAATCACTATCGTACTTTTTCGAAAATGATTGTCACCTGCTATTTGATGGTTGCGACAATCCAAACGATTTGTTCAAAGTGAATGACGGTGATTATCCTGTAATATTACGCAAGACCATGCAGAAGGTAACACAAATTGAAACTTTGTGCATACTTAATAAAATACTTGGCTTTGAACCTAACTGGAATGCTAGAATTGCCGATACTATTCGGTGGCCAGAATTTCGGTTAAGATTGCTCAAGTATGCCACATTTCTGCCACAGGATGTGTTAAAATATAAACTTATTCTAAAGAAGATGATATGATAAAGAAAATCTACCTCGATATGGACGGTGTTCTCTGTAACTTTGAACGCCGGTACCTTGAAGAACAATTTAAAACATTGGACTGGTGGCCTGGTGGTCGAGACTTGTTGACGTACATTACACAATATCAACATGAAAATGAAGTCGAGGTAGAAATTCTTTCATCTTCTGGTGGCCAAAAATACCACCGAGAAGTTGCTCTGCAAAAAATTGAATGGCTGTCTGATAAAGGCATTCCATTTAAAGCAAATATTGTTTCTGGACGTAAGGTGAAAACCGAATATGCCACACCAGAATCGATATTGATTGATGATACACATGATATTATCCAAGCCTTCATTGGTGCGGGTGGTATCGGTATACATCACAAAGATATAGGTAATACTTTAATGATGTTGGATAAACTTCTGGACAGGTCACCTATATAAATCTATATTATGATAATATGGTCGTTTGTACAAGCCTATATTATAATGTGGACAAAAAAACTATACAACGCAATACAAATTATACAAGGAAATATATATGAGTTCATTTGCAAATCTTAAACGCAATCGTGACAATTTCGACAAGTTGTCAAAAGCGATTGAAGCAACCGGCACTCCTGCAGAAGCTGGTTCTAAAGATGACACCCGATTCTGGCAACCAGAAGTTGATAAAGCTGGCAACGGCATGGCAGTAATTCGTTTCTTGCCATCTCCCGCTGTTGATGGTGATGATGCTTTACCATGGGTTCGAGTATTCACGCACGGATTTCAGGGACCTGGAGGTTGGTTCATTGATAACTGTTTGACTACTTTGAATGATAAGTGTCCTGTGTGCGAACACAATAACACACTTTGGAATTCTGGTATCGAAGCCAACAAAGATATCGCACGTAAGCAAAAACGTAAACTAACTTACATGACGAATATTTTGATCGTTTCTGATCCAAGTAATCCGTCAAACGAAGGACAGGTTCGCTTGTTCAAATTCGGTAAGAAGATTTTCGACAAGATTAATGAAGCGATGAATCCCGAATTCGCTGATGAAACACCTATCAACCCATTTGATCTATGGGAAGGTGCTAACTTCAAGTTGAAGATTCGTAATGTTGAAGGTTATCGTAATTATGACAAATCAGAATTTGCTAGCAAGTCTGCTTTGTCTGAAGATGATGCTGAGTTGGAAACAATTTGGAAGAAAGAATATTCCCTCAAGGAATTTACTGAACCAAAGTTGTTCAAACCTTACGCTCAATTAAAGACTCGTTTGGATAAAGTACTAGGCTTTGAAGGCATTGCACCTTCAACTACTGCTGAATCTATCGACCTATCGCCACCTGCAGCTAAGTTTGCACCACGTTCAGCACCTGTTGACATTGGTGGAGACGATGACTTGGAATATTTTAAGTCTCTTGCTGAAGAATAAACTTTCTTTACTGAACGTTTAGACCCCGCCTTGTGCGGGGTTTTTACATTCCCATTCTGGCAGGATTTAAAATGCTTGAACTCCAAATTTCAACCCAAGGATCAAAATTGTGTGTTGATGCTACAGCATTTTGTGGTTTTGATTGTTGTGGTGGTGCAGCTGTCTGTGGAGCCACTACGGTTACATTTGGTGGTGAAATATCTGGTCTACTTGCGTCAGCCAAAGCACGTGACGATGCACTCAAAATATCACCAGGAATTCTATTCAAATTCTGCAATCTCTCATTAACTTTTGCATCACTTTGGTCAGCAGGTCTTTCAAATTTCCTCATAAAATAAGCTGTTGCTGCATTTTCATCCGTTAGACCTTTGAATGTGGAGAAATCTTTTTGATTGCTTTTCATTATACTAATCATAGCATCAATATTTTTCTCGGGATTTTTCAAGTCTTCCGCACTGAATTGTGGATGAGCACTTCTATTTACTTGAAATAAACCATAACTGTGTTCTTGTTTTCCGGTTTTTGGATTTGTTGCGTGATTTTCAGCATTTGGGTTTAAAGATGATTCGGCCATAGCATTAGCAATAGCTGCCTTTGCTTGTGCATCATTGAAACCTGCGTCTTTAAATTTTGTGTAGATTAAAGACGCCATATCTCTCGCAGACACTTGAATTGGAGCTGTGCTTGATTGACGAGCCTCTCTACTCCAATTACCATCATTTACACCCATTGTTTTTTGTGCTGAAGCAAGATTTGCATCCCAATTTCTTACTCCAGGCATAGTAGTTACAGACTTTTCTTTTTCACCATATGCTTTAATTCTTCCTTCAACATCAGCAAGTTCTTCACCCAATCTTTTGTGTTCCAACTGCATCATTGGTCTTGTATCATTTTTAATTTTAGACATTTGGTCTTCAATGTCTTTTTTCTTTTCCTGTAATTTTTGCGGATCATCACCTTGAGTTACTCTACCTAAGATGTAACCAGAACCAGCACCAATTAGAGTACCAAGTGCGGCACCTTGAATTCCAAACATTGAACCAACAGCACCACCAATGGCAGCACCTAATGTCGCCAACAATTCTGGTTTATATCTGTTAATGAATTCACCGAAATAGAAACCAAATATTTTACCGAGTTGGCCAAAGTTATCAATCAAAGTATCGAATGCGGCTTTACTGTATGCGAGTGTAATTTTGGTTGCATTTGATATTGATTCACCAATTTGGTTGACTTGTGGTCCAATAGTTTTATTAACCCAATCATAAATGTCTGTGAAAGACCTTGTGTTGAAAAAACTATCAAAATTCTCAGCAAGTTGCCTAATAATTGGAGTTTCCGATTGTGTGTCAATGCCTAAAGCTGCCGCAATTTGTTTTTTGATTTGGCCAAAATCTATGTTTGTGGCCATTTGACCGATGGCATAAGCTGATGCAGCTAAACCAACAATACCTAAAATTGGTGACAGACTTGCTATAGTTCCAATTGTTCTTAGAATGCCGCCACCTAATGAACCTCCTGTACCCATCAATCCACCAATCATACTACCAATAAAAGAAGATGATCCAGTTGAACTTGATGGTGTTGTATTTCCTGGTTGAGAAGTTTGATTTTTTTTCTTGGCCAATGAATCTATAGCTGTATTTCTGGTCTGAACATTATACCACAGAGCATCTTGTGACCTGGAGCTACGACCGGTCACTTTCTTAGTTAACGTAACTATATTTTGGCGAGTGATATTCGCATCTCTTGCCATCAGGTTCATATTAAAAGTATTTTTACTAATGACACGCAACAAAGATTCTTGTCTTTCACTGGACGCCAACAGGTCCGTTATACCTTGAGAATCTGCTGTTGCACTTGCACTTGTTGGTGAGGACGACAGAATACTTGATGTTTTACCAACACCAGAATATCCTTTACCAAATATTTTTTGGCCAGTAATAGATAACAGGCCTTTGCCACCAAAGAATGTGTTCCTCACATCCATTCTCTCTCTGGATTGTTTGAGTGCAGCAGAACCTAAAGAGCTTAGTATACCTTTACTCTTTAGTTCCTGTTTGTATAATTGTGAAAATTTTGTTGCCATTTATTTTCTACTTTTTCTTGCTAGTTGTTGTTGTTTTAGCTTCTCGTTTTCTTCCTCAATAAACTGAAGCAACATAGTAACATAAACATTTCTTTCCCAAGGCATCATATCATTCAATTCGTTCAATGAGTATTTGTGATGTTGCATAAGAGCAAAGTTGGTTTGGAAATGGTTAGCTAAATTATCATAACGAAACATCATGCGAAAAAACTTTGGATTCCTTCAATCTCAATGTTTTCTTCATAACCACACTTATTACATTTAAAATCAAGTTTTTTTGTTAATTTGGGAATATCTTCAAAGAATTTTTGAATCATACCAAACTGTTCTTTTGTTAGACTGTCAATAAACTCTAATAGTTCTTCTTTGGAGGCATCTTTTGCATAATACATATTTTCTTCATCGTAAATATAATCAATTGATGAGATGATTGTTTCTGATACAAAATCTGCAGGGCTGATATTCTTTTCACTTGCAACCGCTTCAATCGCTTTGAATGTTGGGTATTTTAATACTACGCCTAATTTTGGAGTCAATTGGATTTTACTATCAACCATTTCAATTTTTGGTTTAACTTCCAACGCATTGAAATTTAAGTTAATTAAGTTACCACATTTATGTGTTTTATCTTCTTCGGAACCAGGAATATCATTATTGCATTTATATTGCAAATCAATAATCTCACCTACGGAACGTGCTCTTAAATTTAAAAACAGGTATTCAAAATCTAAGATAGGTAAATCTTCAATATCAATATCTGACAACAAACAGTTTCTCATAATTTGTTTGATGCCCAACACTACAGAATTTTCATCTTCTGATTCCATGGCCATCAACAATATTTTTTCTTCTTTGACCAAGAATGGTCTGAACTGTACTTTCCTTTTAAGAAGCGGTAGTTCTAGTTCATATAACGGTGTATCAATCTTAGGTAACATTCTATCTCCATTTTAAATTAAAATCTATTTCCAAAAATTGAGGATGCTGCAAAGGAACCAAATATGGATGCAGCTGCCTCTCTCAAATCATAACTGCCTTCATAAATTGTTCTATATTTTTGATAAGCAAACTGAACGCTTAGTCTGTGAAAATTATCGTCAGACCAAGATAGTGGTTGTGCGGAAATTGATACTGGAAAAGCATCAATCAATTCCACCGCATAAATTTGTTTGATAAAATCATCATATTGAATAATTTTAATGTTTGTCAGATATCTAGACTCTTGGTCTTTTGCAAATCTTAAATTGTTTGTATCGGTTGGCATAATAGCTTCCATCCAACGATCAAATAACTTTCTTTCATAAAAGTCATTCGTACACATGAATGTCAATGTTGTTTCTGTATATTGTGTTTGAAACGGAACTTTAAAAGTTGGTCCATAAATCTTAACGTCTGTTGTGCCTAATGTTTTTGATGGTAACTCAGCTGCTTCACATTGCATTGAGAGGTAACGTGTGATTGAAGGATTAGAAGACTTCGAATAACCTGATGGTGATTGACCACCAAATGATGAAGACAATATCTCACTCACATCAGTTGCAATTGTATTTGGTAGATTTATAATCTTTTCAAGTAGGCCAGCTTCAATAAATTTGCCAATGTACTCTGGTATTGGTAGAATTACCTGAAAACGATTTGGTCTAGCGAGACCATCCTTTGCCTTAATATTAGACAAGAATAAATTTGGGGCGAATGACATTAGAATTTCTTTCTTGAGTCGGAATATACTTTGTTTGTAGAAGCTCCAACAAAACTTTCCATTGGCAATAACGCAGCAATGTCCCATTCACCTGCTGAAATTTCCAGGAATCTTGACTGAACATGGTTAAACAGATATCTCTTAATGCAAGGTTGTGCCTCGAACAATTTAGATGCAGCCTTCAAAGTTTGATACGTTAATCGCAACCTTGTTGATGCGTCATACTTGTTATTATTGGCGTAATCACTTAATTTATCTAAAAGAATGATGCGTTGCTTTGGGTGAATGTAGTGTAGATTCAGCCCTAGAAAACCGTCTTGGTAACGTTCTATTGGTAAAACCAATGGGAACCTGTCGTAATATGGCAACGAATCCTTCGTCTTCGGATCATAAAAGTAAAAGTACATTTTTCCAATAATTGTGCCCTCTCTCAATCTGGTCATGTCATTCATTAACGACTGTTTCGATGGTTTTAAATCCGAAACTTTCGAACGAAGCCAATCACGTGACTTTCGAGTGCGTGGTGTTAATCCCTCTTTTTGCAGGGATGCATTAATTCTATCTATTAAATAAGCCATGCCGTATTTATACTAGATGCCTAGTTCTTTTTCAGTTATGATTTGAAATTGCCACCCATGTTCTCGGCAAAAGATATCAGCTGCCCGCCACTTCTCTTGATTTACCGCATATGTTGCCGCCTCTTGGATAAATCGGTGAGTTTTACGTTTTTGAACTGGCATTTTCGTTTGTGAGTATGGCTTAACCTCCCACAAATACGTCATCACCAGGCCGTCTTTCCGCCTGACCTTGACGATGAAATCTGGAAAGTAACGATGCATTTTTTGGTCAATTGGACTTCTGTAGGGAATGGGCAACTCCTCAGAACCCCACCAAATTACACCCGGATTATCATCAAGATATTTCATTACCATCTTTTCCCAACTTGAACGATAAATAATGTTGCTTGGATCACCTTTATATTTCTGTGGGTTTTTAGGTTTGAATACACCTTTGTAGGTTTGTCTGGTCATGTGGTATAAATAATAAGTAATAACTTGAGGTATATATGGCACTATTCACGCTTACGGACATACGATTTAATTCGGATAAAAATCGAACCTCCAATAAAATAATTGGAGAGAAATATAAGATTAACACCTTGCGCTATCCTATTGATTTGGGTGAAGTGGATAAAGGTCACTATATGGTAATTCATATAAACCAACAAAGACGCACTCAGTTTCCTGGATTACCAAGCAATGATGAAACTACTGCAGTACAGAATAGACTCGGTTTAAATCGTTTTAACGGCGGAGGATCTGATTTTATTTCAATTACACAAGGTGCTGTAACTGCTGCTTCACAACTAAATCTTACACAAATTTCCGAAAACATACAAAAGAAATATAAGTTGTCGGCTGGTAGTCCAGAATTGCAAAGACTTTTGCAAAAAACTCAAGACGTATATAATGCATCAGGATTGAAAGGTGTATCAGAATATTTTGCAGATAATGCTGCAACATATGCTAAAACCGGTATCAGAACAACAAAACGTACAACAGATACAATTGCATTATACATGCCTGATACATTGGCGTTTTCTCAGAACCAAAGCTTTGCTGGACTTGAACTTGGTGGTGGACTGGCAGCAACCTTAGGCGCAGGTTTTTCTGGAATACAAAACATCGTTAATAGTGATGTGAGCAATACTGAAAAAGCAAACTACGCATTTAAAAATGCAACACCATTTGTTTTGAATGCTTTAGCTAACATGACAGGACAGGCTGGTCGTGCTGTATTTGCTGGATTCACTGGAACAACTGTTAACCCAATGATGGAAGTTATATATTCTGCTCCTGAATTTAGAAGTTTTCGTTTTGATTTTATGTTTTATCCAAGAAGTCGCATTGAAGCAAAAGAGGTGCAAAATATTATACAAAGAATTAGATTCCATCAAGCACCAGAAGTATTAGGTAACAATTCAGCTGGTGGATTGGGTGGATATTTCTTGGTGCCACCTTCAGAATTTGATATTAAATTCTACTATAATGGGGGTGAAAATCCAAATATACCATCAATTTCTACTTGCGTTTTACAAACAGTTGATGTGGATTATGCACCAAGTGGATTTGCAGCATATGAAGTACTAGAAGACAAAGGTATACCAGAATTAGGTTCAACTGGTATGCCAGTTGGTATTAGGCTTGGATTGGTGTTTAAAGAAACTCAAATTATTACTAAGTTTGATTTGAGTGAAGAAGCTTCCAGATCCGGAGGTAGAAATTTCTTCTCTCAAGCCGAAAGAGATTCACCTGAGTTACAATAAACTAAACAACCATGGCAAAATATTTTAACTACTTTCCACAAACGGCATACTATTTGTCAGACGATAACTCATCTTTAGATGTTGTTACAAATATAATGTCTCGTTTTTCGTTCAATGCAACATCAAAAGATAAATTGGTGATGTATTACAAATATGATATTTCTGATGGCGAAACTCCAGAAATAATTGCAGATAAATTGTATGGATCACCAGAGAAACATTGGATCATTCTTTCTGTAAATAATATTAAGAATCCACAGTTTGATTGGCCTTTGCGTTATAGTGACTTAACAAAATATATTGATATTAAATATCGTGGTGCCACATACGCAAACACTGCAAACACAGGAACAGGATTGTCTTGGTCAAAATCTCACACGCACTCATATTATATAACTGAAAAGCGTGTAATGCCATCTGGCAGTGACACGACCGAAACCATCATAATTGATGCTGCAACATTTGCAAATACAAATACAACATCGACTGTTGTATATACGTTATATGATTCTTCTAATGTTACAATAACTACAACAAAATCTTCAATATCTTATTATGAATATGAGATAGAAGCAAATGAAGAAAAAAGAACAATAGATATTCTTCGACCAGAATTTGTAAAAACAATTGAACAAGAATTTAGAAACGTTATTACATAATGTCAGAATTAAATATACAAGAAACAACGCAATACAGAATTACTGAATTGGTGTTGGTTACTAAGATTGGTTACATTGATATCACAGACAAATTTGAAGAGTTGAATATATTTGACTCAATGTTGAATCAATCAATGAGTGGAAATATTTTAATTCGTGATGCGATAGGTTTGTCGGAACAATTAATATTTGATGGTTCTGAAGTTTTGATTGTTAAGATTGGCAAAGATGAAGATGAGTTGATGATAAAGAAATCATTTCGAATATACAAACAATCTAATCGAGTTCCAGTAAATCAATCCAGTGAAGTCTATGTTTTGCATTTTGTTTCTGATGAGTATATTTTTTCACTGCAACAAAAAGTACAACACTATTATAACTTGACATATTCTGAAGCTGCTGTTAAAATTATGAATGATTATTTGGGCATCAAAAAAATTGGAATATATTCATCTTCTTTTGGTGTTCGAAATATTCTTGTTCCTTCTCTAGAACCTTTGGTTGCTTTACAGTGGCTTGCAACTAGAGCTGTAGACGAAAACCAATCACCTGGATTTATATTTTTTGAAAATAGGATGGGATTCAATTTCACAAATTTGAGTACATTGTTTTCTTTTCCGAGCTTAACTAGAGTAAATTTTAGTGCAAAAAACATTTCGGATAATCTAGGTGAAGAATTTACTGGTGCTAGAAGTTTTGAGGTTATTACACAAAATGATTTTGTTCGTAATACCAAATCTGGTGTTTACGCTGGCAAACTTATAGCATTTGATCCTTTGACGAAAACAATACAGGAACAACAACATACATATAAAGAGATGTATGATACTGGTGAACATGCAAATAAAAATCCAAACGTTTCTCTAATAAAAAATAGAGGCGGTTTATTTCAAACACAGATGTATGATTCAAGAATTGTGACGTATCCATTTTTTGGAAATAGAACAAATAGTGCTTTTATTAAAGAAAACAATCCAACATCGATATCATTAGAAGAAGATACGGAAAATTATAAATTTCAACGTGAAGCTATTTTTCAAAATTTATTCTCGAAGCGTGTTAAATTAGTTTTACCAGGAAATTTTAAGTTATCTTCTGGTTTTTGCATAGATTTAGATGTACCAAAAAGAAGTGTTTTAGCAGATGGTGAAAATCCATTCGATTCTTCATTGTATGGCAAATATTTAATTGTTGCCACACGACATATAATAAGACCAAATATGCATGAAGTTGTCATTGAAGCTGTGACCGATTCATCAAATTATAGAGAAAAGAATAATAATACTGTATTTACAAGTACTGTTGACCAGGAGAAAGCGGCAAATTATAATGAATAACGATTACTATCAAAATTGGGTTGGGATTGTTGAAGATAGAAACGATCCACTAAAGTTACGTTGCAGGGTGCGTATTATTGGTGTGCATCCAATCAGCAAAGCGCAAGTTCCGACTGAAGCTTTACCTTGGGCATCAATTTCTTGTCCACCATCTTCAATGTTGTCTCTGATGATGCCGAAAGAAGGTGATACTGTTGACGGTTACTTTATGCATGGTAATCCTGATTTTCCAGTGATTACTGGAGTTATTCACGGAATTAGATTGGAAGAACAAAATAACCAACTTGGTTTTAATGACCCACGAATACCAGAAATCATTGTTACAGCACCAAAACCTGCAAAAGGTATTGTGTATGAACAAATTGGTGCGCCGTCATTACCTTACACTTCTTTGGAAAATTTAACGTTGTTAAAGCAAACAACAATATATAAAGCAAATCAAAATAGACAACACGTTTGTGATGTTGCTGGACTAATGAAACGCAATGCAGCTTTAGAAAGATTAAAATTTTCAGAACTTGTAACAAAAATTCGTGAAGGCATTAAAGCTTTATTGAAAGCTTTAGGACTTACACCTAGTGGTGAAACAGTTTATTGGATTGAACAAGCAAAAATACTTGCTCGAGAGCTGAGCAATATTGCTAAATCTATATCTGAATTGGCAGACCTTGCGACCGTAATTGTTGATTTTGCAAAAAGAGTTAGAGCAATGATTGATTATATTAATGCTTTGCCTTCAAAGTTGTATGCTTTGTTGAAACAATGTTTGTCTGAATTGGTAGCATCACTGACTTCAGGTTTGTCAGATTTATTTTCATTGGGTGGTACAACAGATTTCACAGAAGCTATTGCAGCCTTCAATGATGTAAAGAAATCGGCTGGAGAAATTTATACGGCTGGTTTAAAAGTTGTTGCAGCACCCGTTGCTGTAATTCAAGCATTGACTACTCCAGGTAGTTCAACTGATATTGCAGCTGCTGGAGAAACGTTGAATACATACCTATCCAGTGTGAACCCAACATCAACGACAACTAATATAACTAAACTCACAACTAATTAATATGGCAACAAAACCATCTGATGATTATTCGTGGACAGAACCCGAATCTCAGGCAAACGATGAAACGTTGCCGAAATACCCATACAACCACGCAACCATAACCGAATCTGGCCACAGTTTTGAATTGGATGATACTCCAGGACGTGAGAGGATACGCCTCCAACACGGCGGCGCACAAACTGATGGTAATGGCACTTTCTTTGAAATACAATCTGATGGAACGAGAATCAACAAGATTGTCGGTGATAATTATGAGATTGTTGCCAAAAATAACAATGTTATTATTTCTGGTGTATGTAATATTACCATAGAAGGCAATTCAGTTGTACACGTTAAGGGTGACAAATATGAAAAAATTGATGGTGACTATTACCTAGAAGTTGGTGGTAAATTGTCACAAACTGTTACTGACACATCTTCAATAATATCGAATGGTGATATGACAGTTGGGTGTGGTAATCCAATTACAGGTCGTATGAAACTTGCGACAGGCGACCATCTATACTTACAAGGCGACTTGGTTGTATCTGGTGCATTAAGTGCTGATATGATTACATCCCAAACCAAAGTCAATGCTGGTACAGGTATGAGAGCTGGTCCTTTAGGATTTGTAACACTACTTGGTGGTGTTGCCGCAGGATTAGATGTTGCAATACCAACAATGGTGACTGCTACAACAAACATTACTGCTGGAGCTGAAGTGTCCGCTCCTGTAGTTTTTGGCGGACAAGTAATGGATATTCGTGGATCAATGGAAATGATGCGAGCAATATATAATACACACACGCATCCAGCAAAACCAGTGACCGGTCCACCCTTTTCACTAATGTAATGAGGTAATATTATGGCAAGCGTATATGAGAGATTAAATTTTAGTTTTGATACAAGTAAGTTTGGAGATTCAATTAATCTTTCAGACAGTACAAAGAGTTATCTAAACGCCGCACCAGTTAAACTTGAAGATTGGCAAAAAAATGATTTGGCCACAGGCGGTATTGTCAAAACAAATTATTTTAAAAATCCAATGATTACTGTTACCTCAAGATTGAGTGATAACGTTGCTGAGTTAAACAGTGTTTTACAGACAATCGATACATTTGATAACGGTTCTGGAACTGAATTAAAAACTAGTGTATCGAATTTGATAATTGAGATTCGTAACTATTTGAGTCACACATCAAACATCTCTGGTGTTACGGAATCAAAAGCTAATATTTCAGAAGGTTCTATTGTAGTCACTCATTTTCCAGATTACAATAAGGCAGTTAGTGCAGGTGAACAGATTTTAATGTTGACTAGTGCAACCGATGGTGTTGCCAATACAGTTCCTTTGTTGGGTAATTTTACTAGTTTGTTTATTTCAGATGAGATTACATCCAATGCCAACAACATTATTAATAACATAGTTTTGGTGAAAAACAGCATTCGCACAGAAACAACAGGTGGTGAAACGCCAGTAACATCGACTTTATCAAACCTATCATTATCACTTATAACATCTTTAACTGCAAATGTTGCATCTGCCAACACGTTATTGTCTACCAGAAGATTGCATGATTGGAACTTTTACAGAAATTCATTGAATATTTTGGATGATTATAACAAACTCAACTCACTAGGTAGAGTCGGTAATACACAAAAATACTTAATAAACAATCTGATTGGTACAGACAAATACAAAAATAGCTTGGCCAATGAATCGGTTACGGATCCTCTAGTTTCTCAATATTCAGATTTTTGGAGCAAGGCAAATACTTTAACCACAATTCAATCCAACTCTGTGGGTGGAGTCATGGATCGCAATTGGGGATTGTATAGGTCTTGGTATGGATCTAATCCTGATATTACTTGGGGATCAAGTGGCACCGGTGCCACAGGTAACAGGTCTGGTACAGTTTCACTAAAAGCCGGCGGAAGAGGAGTTGATGTAGTTATTGTGGATGGTGTTATAGATTTGAATCATCCTGAATTTGCTGTGAATCCAGACGGCACGGGTGGTAGCAGAGTAAAATATTTTAATTGGTATTCTTTGAACATACCTGGTGATACCAGTTATGGACAGACATACAGTCCTCCTATAACAACTAATGCAAGTTCTTCTTCTGATGACAGTAGACATGCTGTTCATGTGGCAGGTACTGTAGCAGGTAATACACAAGGATGGGCTCGTAATGCTAATATTTACAACATAAGTCCGCAGTATGTGACAGGCGGTGTTCAATATACATACTTGTACAAATACATTTTGTATTGGCACAATCAAAAACGTGCGGCAGGTAATATGACACCAACAATTGTAAATAACAGTTGGGATTCACGATACACAATAACTTATACTAATATCACATCCGTGACATATCGAGGATCAACTGTTGCAGGTCCATTTACTATTAATCAATTGGCATCTTATGGCATTAACGTTGACTCCTCCAACATTGCTAGGATTCCATTGAGGAATGACACAATGGATGCTGACATACAGGCCTGCATTGATGCGGGTATTATCATGGTTGCTTCCGCTGGAAATCAATATTATAAAATAACAACAAATACTAGCGATGTTGACTACAACAATACTGTGACAGCAACAGGATCCAATTCAGGCAATCCCATATACTATAATCGTGGTTCATCACCAGGTTCTGCGTCAAATGTCATATGTGTAGGAGCGATATCATCGTCAATCAATAGTCCAGGTCCTGACAGAAAACTTGATTATAGCAATCGTGGGCCTCGGGTGAATTTGTTTGCTCCTGGCACAATTATTACCAGTGCTTGGCTTACAAACATCATTACAGATCAAGGAATTTTACCTACTCCTGTGGTTGATGCGAGAAATTCCAACTATTATGTTGCCAAACTTAGTGGCACTAGCATGGCGTCACCACAGGTGTGTGGTGTATTGGCATGTGCATTAGAAATAACTCCCACAATGAATCAAGCAGCTGCATTAACTTATATCACAGAGAACGCTGGAGTAAATCAGATTCCCACAACTACTGGCGGCGTAACCGATCCATATGACCTGTTGGGTGCGGCAAATCTTTACCTAGCAGTACCTTCTAATTTAAAAAGCACTGGTTAAGAATAATTATGACAAACACAAAAATAACGTTGGGTAACATAGATAAATAAGATATGGCCACAGTAATTTCATCTTCATCCAGACAATATAAAGATTTGGACCTTAACTTTTTGATACATCCAGTAAGGAAA